CACGACAGTTGTAACGCAGCCACAACAACTACATTAGCAACAATCTCAGGTGGTACTGTTACATATAATAACGGTACAAGTGGTGTTGGTGCAACATTGACAACAACAGGTTCATATACAACTATTGATGGTGTTACATTGTCAGATGGCATGCGTATTCTTGTTAAGAACGAAGTGTCTGCCGCAAATAACGGTATCTATGTAAGAACAAGTAGCACAGTATTAACACGTGCAGATGACTTTGATACTTCAGTTGAAATGGCAGGCGGTGACTTCACATTCGTTACTGCAGGAACAGTATATGATAACACTGGTTGGGTAATGCCAGATCCAGTAACAACAGTTGGAACAAGTCCAGTTGTTTGGGTACAGTTCAGTGGTGCAGGTACATATACTGCAGGTAGTGGATTAACATTAACAGGTAGTGTATTCAGTGTTAACGTAGCACAACCTACTATTACTAGTGTTGGTACACTAACATCATTGAGTATCAGTGGTAATGCTAATATTGGTAATGTTGGAGCGGCGGCAGGTGTATTTACTAGCGTAAGTGGTAACGGTTCTGCGTTATCTGCAATTACAGGTGCTAACGTAACAGGCACTGTACCATTAGCTACAAGCGCAGGTACAGTAACGACTGCGGCACAACCAAACATTACTAGCTTAGGAACATTAAGTTCATTAAGTGTCAGTGGTAATGCTAACGTTGGTAATATTGGTGCTACTAACTTAGTTGGCACATTAACTACTGGAACACAGACAAATATTACTAGCTTAGGAACATTAAGTTCATTAAGCGTGTCAGGCAACGCTAACGTTGGTAACATTGGTGCTACTAACTTAGTTGGTACATTAAGTACTGCATCACAGACAAATATCACAGCAGTTGGCACACTAACATCATTGGGTGTGTCAGGTAATGCTAACGTAGGTAACTTAGGCACAGGTGGTTTGATTACTGTAACAGGTAACGTAACTGCAGGTAACTTGATTACAGGTGGTTTGGTTACAGTAACAGGTAATGTAACTGCAGGTAATCTTGTTTCTACTGGTACTGTTGGTGGAACAGGTGCAACACACTTAGGTAATACTTTCACTACTGGTGCAAACACTACTACTGCTACAGTAACTGGTAACTTTGCATTGAGTTCTGGTTCAAGATTCCAAGCAACTTACGCTTAACAATATCAAATTCATACTCACTACTTAGAAATGATAAGTAGTGATGTATGAATATCTTTCAATCAACTTATGAAGCAAGGCTTCAAGATTGGTTTCAATTACGGACATCCGTAACTAGTTTACCCATAGAACAACAATGTGTAACCATAGACGAATGGTGGCAACATGCACCATTGGTTACCCATCATCTACACCCACATGACATAGACAACTGGCCTGACCCCTGGGAACTTTTGTCCGAAAATACCTACTGTGAGGTTGCAAGAGCCTTAGGAATGTGTTATACTCTACATCTAATAGGAATAACTGATATAGAATTGGTACTAGCTAGAAATGAAACAGCAGAAGATGTAGTATTAGTCCTAGTTGACAACGCAAAATATATAATGAATTACTGGCCTAATACGGTCATAAGTAATACACTAAAAGATTTTAAAATAGTACAAAAGTTAGATTTACAAACAATAATTACAAAAATAGGTAGAACATGAAGATACACGTAACGAAACGTTCCGGGGCAAAAGAGCCACTCACATTAGAAAAATGGCAAGCACAAGTAGCACAAGTATGTAAAGGGATAGCAGACGTTAGCCCATCAATGATAGAGATTAAATCACAACTACATTTTTATGATGGCATCACAACTAAACAAATTGATGGCATTACATTACGTGCTATTGTTGATTTAATTGATGTAGAAAACAATAGTGATGTTGGTCATGTTAACTATCAATATGTAGCAGGCAAACAACGTGTCAGTATGCTACGCAAAGATGTATACGGTTCATACGAAGTTCCACATCTATACGAAATAGTTAAAAAGAATGTAGCAACAGGTCTTTATACTAGTGAACTTCTTGACTGGTATAGTGAAGAAGATTGGAACAAGATGAATGATATGTTGGATCATTCTAAGGACGAACAATACAGTTATGCCGCCATTGAACAACTGATTGAAAAATATCTAGTTAAGAATCGTTCAACGAAAGAAATATATGAAACACCTCAAATTAGATACATGGTTGCAGCCGCTACAGTCTTTCATAGTGAAGAACCTAATAACGCCCGTATGCGTTATATCAAAGAATATTATAATGCAGCCAGTGATGGGTTGTTCACTCTTGCTACTCCTGTTCTCGCTGGTCTTGGGACTCCTACTAAACAGTTTAGTAGTTGCGTACTTATCCGCAGTGACGATGATTTGGACAGTATATTTGCTTCAGGTGAAATGATGGCTAAATATGCTAGTAAACGTGCTGGCATTGGCTTAGAGATTGGTAGACTACGACCATTAGGTAGTCCCATACGAGGTGGCGAGATTATGCATACTGGCATGATACCATTCTTAAAGAAATGGTTTGGCGATTTACGTAGTTGCAGTCAAGGAGGTATTCGTAATGCAAGTGCTACTGTTTTTTATCCTATTTGGCATCATCAGTTTGATGATCTTATTGTTCTTAAGAACAACCAAGGAACCGACGAAACCCGAGTCCGTCATATGGATTATGGGGTTGTGCTTAGTGCTTTCTTCTGGAGACGATTTAAAAACAAAGAACAAATAACATTCTTTGATCCTAATGAAGTTCCTGATCTTTATCAAGCATTCTATAGTAATACAGAACTGTTTGAAGCACTCTATGTGAAATACGAAAAGCAATCAGGATTGCGTAAGAAAACAATGAGTGCTGAAGAAGTATTCAAGTCAGGCATATTAAAAGAACGAACAGATACAGGACGTATCTACTTAGTGTTCGTTGACAATGTTATGAATCAAGGACCATTCGATCCTGAGTATCATACAATTTACCAGAGTAACCTTTGCTGTGAAATACTATTACCTACTAAGTCTTTTAAGCGTCTCGATGATCCTAATGGCCGCATCGCTTTATGTACTCTTGGATCCATCAACTGGGGTGCTTTCCGTAATCCTGAAGATATGCGCCGTGCTTGCCGCATACTTCATCGCAGTCTTAACAACATTCTTGATTATCAAGATTTCTTATCTATCCAATCGAAGTTGAGTAACGACGAGATCAGACCTCTCGGAATTGGAATTACTAATCTTGCATACTGGCACGCCAAGCGAAGCCTCAAGTACGGAGAAAAAGATTCCTTGGCTGAAGTCAAGACGTGGATGGAACACTTATCCTTCTACTTAACAGAAGCAAGTGTAGAACTAGCACAAGAACGTGGTCGTTGCGAACACAGCGATAAGACTCGTTATGGACAAGGTATATTCCCCTGGGAACTACGTGCTAAAGGTGTTAACGAACTAACTAACTTTGATCCAGAACTAAACTGGGAAGGACTACGTGCAATGATGCGTAGTTATGGTGTCCGTAATGCTACACAAATGGCAGTTGCTCCTGTAGAATCTAGTTCTGTGGTTATCAACAGCACTAATGGTATTGAAATGCCAATGAGTTTAATCAGTGTTAAAGAAAGTAAAGCAGGTAGTTTTGTACAAGTTGTTCCAGAATATCATAAGTTGAAAAACAAATATCAAATGATGTGGGAACAAAAAGACTGTGATGGTTACTTAAAGACGGCGGCAGTGATTGCAGCCTATGTTGACCAAAGCATAAGTACTAATACGTTTTATAATCCAGCACATTTCCCTGAACGTAAAGTCCCTACAACATTGATTGCTAAAAACTTAATGCAAGCACATCACTGGGGATTAAAAACATTCTACTATAGCTTGATTAACAAAGCGGGTAGTAAGAGCCAAGATGAAACTGTATTAGATTTGCCAAGTGGCTTTAATGATATGGATGAAGAAGATTGCGAAGCTTGTAAGCTTTAAGGAAAACAATGTCAAAACAACAATACAACCTACACACTAAGACAGATTATTTGAATAGAAAAATGTTTTTGGACCCGGAAGGTCCCGTAACCATTCAAAGATTTGAAGAAGTAAAATATAAAAAGATTGCAGATTTTGAAACAACAGCACGTGGTTTCTTTTGGGTTCCAGAAGAAGTTAGTCTAACTAAAGATGCCAATGATTTTAAAGAAGCTAGTGATGCAGTAAAACATATCTTTACTAGTAACCTATTACGTCAAACAGCACTAGATAGTTTACAAGGTCGTGCACCTAGTCAAGTGTTTACTCCAGTAGTATCATTGCCTGAACTAGAAGCATTGATTTACAACTGGAGTTTCTTTGAAACTAACATTCATAGTCGTAGCTACAGTCACATCATTCGTAACATCTATAATGTACCTAAAGATGTATTCAATACTATCCATGATACAAAAGAGATTGTAGATATGGCAAGTAGTGTTGGTCGTTATTATGATGAACTACACAAAGTTAATTGTCGCAAAGAGTTAGGTCAAGATGTGAACGAGAAAGAACACATCAAAGCAATCTACATGGCATTACATGCCAGTTACGCATTGGAAGCATTCCGCTTTATGGTATCATTCGCTACATCGTTAGCAATGGTTGAGAACAAAATCTTTATTGGTAATGGCAATATTATCAGTTTAATTCTCCAAGATGAACTTCTCCATAAAGGCTGGACTGCCTACCTTATTAACCAAGTAGTTAAAGAAGATAGTCGTTTCGCACAAGTTAAATCTGAGTGTGAAAGTGAAGTCTACCAACTCTACTTGGATGTTATTCGTGAGGAAAAAGAATGGGCAGACTACTTGTTTAAGATGGGTCCAGTCATTGGATTAAATGCAACTGTGTTGAAAGACTTTGTTGATTACACGGCTGTATCTGCATTAAAAGAAATTGGTATTAGATATAATAGTCCTGCACCTAAAACAACACCTATTCCTTGGTTCAACAAACACGTTGATACAAGTAAGAAACAAACAGCATTACAAGAAAACGAATCAACCAACTATGTTATCGGTGTGATGACTGATAGTATTGAATATGATGAACTCCCCAATATTTAATATATGTCAGTTTCCTGAATGGGCGGAAACTATTGCAACAGAAATCGAAACAGCTAAACAGCTTGATCCAGAATGGCATCACGCAGTTAATTGGCGAGTAGATGATAAAGGGGTCAGAACAGCCAATTCAGAAAATACTACTAAAGGTGTTTTTGATGATGTAAGATTGCATTTTGTTAATAGAAACTTTAACATTTTGTATGAAGAAAGTACAATACAGTTAGCGTTGAATGGGTACGAGTATAATCCCTTGTTCACTAAGTCATTAGAACTATTTGAAATGGCTAGAGAGTTTAACAAAGAGACTGGGCCATTTGGTAGAATGATTGTTTGGGATTGTCCACCCGGTAGTAAGATTTCAGCACATGTAGATACCTTGCCTTATCAAGTAGGTGTCACACGTTATATATACACTGCAACAAAGCAAAGTTCACCGGACATTTCTATTAAGATAAACAACGAAGACGTGCCACTGCAATCAGGTATGATGTTTGCGTTTCACGCAGATGATATACATGAGTTTACTAATAATAGTAATGATTATTGGTATTTCTTAGGAATAGATTATTGGATTCCTGAAAAGCTACAAGAAGGTATAGAGAAGTATAATATTACTAAAGATACAATATTAGAGTATGACGAAGGTTTAGGAATGACATTCCCTAAATGTAAATATTGGACAAGACATTAAAAAGGAGAATAAAAATGAAAGCAACTATTTGGAGTAAATATCACTGCCCTTATTGCGACCAAGCAAAGGCATTATTGAAAAGTAAAGGTTACATAATCGAAGAAAAGAAGATTGGTGACGGATACACAAAAGAAGAACTATTAGAAGCAGTACCAACTGCCAGAACAGTACCACAAATCTTTATTGAAGATGAACTTGTGGGTGGGTTTACAGAACTCAAAGAAAAACTTGCAGCCTAAGGAACACAATGCAAATAGCAATCGAACCAAACACCGTATATACATTTAAACTTAACTCAGGAGAAGAACTTATAGCAAAAGTAATTCAAGCAGGTGGTGACTTCATTATTATTGAAGAACCTGTCTCTATTGCACCTACACAGCAGGGTATGCAAATGATTCCTAGCGTATTTACTGCAAATCCGAAGGGTGATTTTAAGCTAAATACTAGTAGTATTGCTCTTTATGCAGAAACTGACGATAGTGTTAGAATGAAGTATTTAGAAGCAACAACTGGTATCAAAGTACCAGATAAGAAAATCGTATTAGGATAAAATGGCAAAACTAAGTCGTGTAGGTGACAAGAATCAAGAAGGCGGTGCTATCGTAAGAGGTGCCGGTACTGTCTTTGCCAATGGAATCCAAGTTGGTCTACACGTTAGTACGATTACTCCACACGCGCCGTGGAGTAAAAAAGGTCATCCACCACACAAAGCCGCAACAACTACAAGTGCTAGTCCAACAGTATTTGCTGAAGGTAGTGCGGTACTTAGAGTAGGGTCAGGAAACAGTTGCGGTCATAGTATCGTTGATGGTAGTCCTGATGTATTTGTTCCATGAGCGATACAGGAAAGCAAAGCCCACTAGGTGTTAACACACTAAGTTCATTATTACAAAATCAAGGGTTTAATATAAACCCTATCATGGTTGACTTTACTGGAGTTAGTATCAGTGAAACATCTGCTACTAATCTTGGTAGTATAGTTAATGATACTTGTTTGCGTTTGCTTACATATGCATTTAATGATGCTTATGGTAGAGGGCAAGTTAATACAGTTACATATAATAACTTAATCTCAATCGGTTCAACAACTATACCTGCATTAGGGAACAGCAAAGCACCTACTTTCAACTGGACAGGCTATCCTAACTGGGCAAGCGACTATACTAAAAGTAATGAAGTAACACGTTGGGGCTATGTAAGACTATTTGCACTACAAGGGTACAATGAGTTTAACTATAATAATGGATATGCTACTGGCGGAGAATATAAAGATTTCTTATCTGCTTTTATGGCAGCTAGTAGTTTTGTAGAATACACGAACAAAGCTATATTGTCTATGACGAACTCGCAAGATTTCTTAGACGGTACTTATAGTAACATGAATGATTTGATTAGTGCTGATATTGCTGGTATAAGTTTAGCAACATCAACATTTGGTCGTGACTTGATTACTAGTGGTAAAGCAATCAATCTAGCAAAGATATCAACATTTGGATTACCTTCTAATCTATTAGAGACATTGCAAAAGTATAATGCAATAACTAAAGAAGTAAGTTTAGCAATATTATCTTCAGGTCTACAACTAGATGAGTTATCTCAGATATTAACAAACTTTAGTGCAGTTACGCAAGAACAAGAAAGAAGATTATATGCAGCCTACAATCTGATTGTGGGTGATAGTCTTAATGATGTACTAGTGCCATTAAACTGTAAAGTTCGAGGGTTAGAATCTCTCGCTGATTTATTAAACCCACAAAAGTTATTCCCAAACAGTTATCAAACGTTAACAGTACCGGTATATAATACAACGCAAGGCCCAACAAACAGTAAAACATATTATCCTATATATGTAAATGGTGGTCTTAATAGTAACCTACGTAGTGCATTAGTAACTAATCAAATAGGTACACAAACACCAACAGGTACTCCTGTGATAGCACCTAGTGCGACACAAACAGCAAATCAAGTTACAGTATATCAATATACTATGACAGATGAGCAAGGCAATCCTATTGACTTAGTAGCAAGAGTAGTAGATGGTGCTATTGTTGCAGGTTCTATTGTAAGTGCCGGTGATAGTGGTGGAGATGGCGGTAGTTCTGGTGGTGGAGATGGTGGTGGCGGTGGCGCCAGTGGTGGTGGTGGTGGAGGAGCAATGTAATGGCAATATTATCTCAAAATCTTAGAGTAGTATCTGAAAGAGAAAGTTCAGTTGATTCAATCGGTGCAGCCTATTCCCCGCCCAGTTTTGGTACATCAACCGTTACTGATGCGTCTATTAGTTCTACTCCTGAGAATATAGTTATACAACAGTTTCCAGTAGGGTTTGGTTCATATTTAGATGGTATATTACCACCTGACTTTGCTACTGCTGCCGGAGCATTTGCAGTATCAATGCAACAGATTAAAAACATAAGTTCTATTCCAATAGAGAAGTTTGCACAAGTTGTAACTAGCATAGAAACGATTGCAGGGTTAGCTATAAATGGCTCAAGTGTACCAGTAGATAGAACATTAGTAAGTGGATCATTACCATTAATCGCATTAGGTAGCGGCCCGTATGGCACATACACAATGAGTGACTTCTTTGGTTGTATGAATGGCTTGCCTTATATTGGTATTGACCTTAAAGGATTAATAGGTGCATTAGAAAGTGCCAAACTATATGATATCTACAATCAATTATATTTGGCTGTAACTTGGCAACAAGCGATGTTTGAAGTAACAACAGCAGAACAATCAATCGAAACAAGTCCGGGTGTTTATAGTTGGCAGTACAGAATCACTGGCACTACTATGACTAATCCAGGAGGTGGGTACACTAGAAATGGCGCACCAGCACCCGGTGGAGATTATTATTACCCAACCGGAAGTCCTTACGGAAGTGGCATCGCCCCTTCCGGTGGTGTTCTATTATCTACTAACCCAGACACTAACTCTAATAATGTGCCGGGTACTTATGGTCGAATGATTAACTTAGTTGTAGCAAACACTCCGGGAACTTGGGTAACATATAGTACAGGTGAAGCAAGTTCAACTCCAGTAAAGCCGAATATTGAATATCAGTTATCTGCCCCACCGACAACAGTTAGCAGTTACCCATATACTGGTGCTAGCAATTCGGCATATGGTACAGCAGGCTGGCCTAGTATGAATGCAGTAGTACAAACTTTGATTGACGATGCTAACGCAGAGATATTAGCAATACAAACTGCTAAACAAAGATTATCTGAACAAATGAACAGTAACTGGAATGATACTGGAACACAACTTACTATAGAACAACGTGCATTAGATACAGGCTTACCCGTACCCGTTCCACCTGCCCCGGAAGATATTGTACCCGATCTTGCACAGTTCCCCACAACACAAATAGCATTTACTGATTCTATACCACAGTTTGCATTGAACACTGATCCGCATATGCAAGGACAAACTTTGGAAGCAATAGCTAACATATGCACACCCGGTGGACAAAGCATTGTAGGTATGATGCGTGAAGCACGTAACCAAGCTAGATTAAATACAATAGGTGTACCGTTAGATAATAATATTAATGACACTATTACTCCAGTACAAAATAAAGAGTTAGTAGCCAATGGTACAGTTGCTAACTCTCCACCGGCAACACTAGCACAAGTAAACTGTGACACCGGAGATGAAATCAATCCTAATCCATATGGTGTATATGATCCAAATAATAATAACTATTATGTAACTAATCCTGACTTTGGTGTGTCTCTGTTAGATACGGGAAATGCCGAAGCATTAGGATCTTTTGCAGGTTCAGCGTATAATAATCTTATACCAACAAACTTGAATGCTATCTATGCGTCCAAGAACTTGTTACCTTCTACATACACTATCGGAGAAGCAATCGATGAGGTTATTCGTTGCAACTGCGATTGCTGGGATTTAATCTAAGGATGAATATGAAACTAAATTTTATTAAACCTATAGTTGCCTGCATTATATTATTTGGAGCTTATTTTACACATGACTCTATTAAATATGTCGAACCAGAAAAAACTACAGAAGTTGTTGCTAAAGTAGTAGATCCAAAACAACTTGCGTGTATGGCAAAGAATATATTCTATGAAGCAGGTAGCGAATCTATTATGGGACAAGCGGCAGTTGCACGTGTGGTAATGAATAGAGTAGCTCATGGGTTTGCTCATACTCCTTGTGCTGTTATATACCAGGCACATATTGTAGAAAAAGTAGTTGACGATGAAACTACCAAAGTTAAACTATGTCAGTTTAGTTGGGTTTGTGAGGACAAAGCTGAACCAAATAAGAATAGTCAACGATACAAGCTAGCCCAACAAGTAGCTTATGATGTTATGGCTAATGATGCATATAACGATGTTTTACCCAAATCAGCATTGTTTTTTCATAACCTAACTGTTGATCCGTTGTGGCCTTATAAACAAGTAGCAAAGATTGGTAATCATATCTTTTATAGTAAACACAAAAAGCAAACTAATACCCAAAAGACTGTCATTAAATCGGATAATAACATATAATATCTAATGAGTGATAAACCAAATTCAGCTAATGGTGTTAGTAGCTATGACTCTACTAGTAGTGGATCATTAATACATTTCTTCAATCGTAATGTAACACCATACGCTACTGAATCTAGTGGACCCAAATTTGATTTAGTCCCTGTAGAAAAGCATAAAGACATTATGCTTAATGTTGCAAGGTTGCATGCCAAGCAAGAATATGATAGAATCATGGAACTAGTTAATGTATTACAGAAACAAGCAGAGCAGATTAAACATCGGTTAGACTTGACTGATATGGTTCATGCCGCTAAATATGATTTTCAGTTAGCCAATGGTAACATATATTGGTTGTTATTTGATACATTGAAACAGTTTACTAGATTAAGTATTCACGGACCTAATGATTGGTC